GTCGATATAACAGGTCAGCGCTTCGGCAGACTGACCGCAATCAGCCTTTCTCATATGGACAGAGGTAGAGCGAAATGGCTCTGCCGATGCGACTGCGGCATCGAGCGCGTCGTCGGCGTCGCTTGGCTTCGAAGTGGAAACACTACCAGTTGCGGTTCGTGTTCCAAGCTCGGGAACACCCGCGCGCAGAAGCACGGATATTCGCCGAAAGGACCGCGAACTCCGAGTTACCGTAGTTGGAAGGCGATGAAAAAACGGTGCTTCGATCCCAACACCCCTGGGTTCAGGTATTACGGTGGCCGGGGAATCACTGTTTGCGACCGCTGGCGCGACAGCTTTGAGACGTTCTTGGAAGACATGGGGGAACGTCCTGAAGGGATGTCGATCGACAGGATTGAGAACGATCTCGGATATTCGCCCGGCAACTGTCGCTGGGCGACAGCCACCGAGCAAAACATCAATCGCAGCTCCAAGCATAAGCACCCGCGCACCGCGCCTGTTTGAGCAGCTAATCTACTAAGCCTTTATGCCATTGAAGAGAACGTGCGCAACCGGGTTGCGCATTTCGATTCCCCATTCTACTACAATCATCCTCGTCTCCGCGTCACCTACTTTTGCCATCAAGTATTGGCGGAAGGCGCGGAAGAAGGCGACGGCGGCGTAGTCGGGATCGATCAGGAGCCCGACGTCGGTCGGCACCCATCGACTTGGCGCTACCTTGATGCGGCCGAAGTCGGTAGCGATCACGTCGATGGTCGAGACGACTTCGGTTTTCCCGACAAGCACCTGGGTGGTCGAGCGGCCGGTGAAGGTCGAGATGGTGCGCTTGGGGCCGGGCGGAACGATCCACAACGAGGGGGAAGCCCCGTTGACATAGGCGTTCTGCATCGCCTGGCCGAGCATGGCCTCGGTGACCTGCACCTGGCTGCCGCCGGCGACGGCCGCAAAGGCGTCGGTGGCGAGGGTCGGCAGTCCGGTTACGACGCCGACGACGGCGCCGCCGCTGCCCGCCGCGACAGTCTTGGTGGCGGCGCGGCCGAGCCAGTGGGAGAAGGCTTCGCTGGTGCGCGCGGTCGGGCCCGAGTCGTTGCCGTCATTGCGCGCCTGGCGCCCGCACAGGATCGTCTCGATGTCGGACTTGAGCACCTTGGAGGCGATCGCCATCTGGTGCGCCATTTCCGAGCCCTTGCCGGCGGCGTCGGCCTCTTCTTGCGTGCCCGACACGCTCGCGTCGCGCTCTGAGATTTGCGTGACGTTGTTGACCCGAACGGTCGGCTGGGCCGGGTTATTGGAAAGCTGGAAGCCTTCGACCTGGGCGTTGTTGGGGTTGACCGTCGGCAGGTTCTCGGTCTGCCAGTCGAAGATGCGGTTTTTGACGTTGCGCCGGCGGATCGCCGACATGACGGGCGTGTCGAAGGGGTCGATGTTGTAGATGGCGTTCGACAGATCTTCGCGGTTAGCCGTCGCCTGGTAGGTGGTGAATGCGTTGGTGACCTTTGGCATGGGTTAGCCTCATCGGAGGAGCCTTTGAAAGACGGAGGCGGCGTCATCGAGCCGCCCGGTTTTCGCCAATCTTTGCTGGGCGTCGTCGAGGCTTCGGCGTGTCGCATTCCCTGCGGGCGTAGCGACTCCGGGTGTCAACGTCTTGCCTTTGCCGGGGATGACCGCCTTGGGGCGCGCCGCCATCGCCTGGTCGTACTTTGCCGCATGGTCGAGCACGCGCAGCATGCGCTTGTCGTAGACCGTAGCGAGCTCGCCCTCGCTGAACCCCATCCGGCGCCCGTAGGCGCGCATGCGGGTAAGGCGTTCATTGAGGACTTTTTCGTCAGGGATATTGGCTTCCGCGACGAATTCGGTGAACTGTCCGACCGCATATTCCTGTGACTTGCGGTCGTATTCCTGGCGGGCCTGCGCCTCGGCGGCCTGCGCCTGGGAATTAAGCTCATGAACCTTGCCGTGGATCGCGGCATAGGCCTTTTGCCGCTCATGGGCGGCGCGCGGATCGCGCTGAAATTCCTCGTCCCAATTGGGCTGCGGCGGCAAGACTTCCTGCAACACCTTCGCCACGTGTTCGCATTGCTGGATGTAGTGTTGCCGGACTTGCGCGGTTTGGGCGGCTTCGCTTTCGACGGCCTGGCGGGCCTCGGCGACCTTGTTCATGCGCTGGTGGAAGGTCTTTTCGCGCACGTAGCCGCGCAAGGCCTCGTCGAGGCTGACCTCGAGGGGCTGGCCGTCGACCTGGATTTCGAACTTCTCGACCGGCTTGCCGTCTAGCGTGGTGATCTTGAAGTGGCTTTCGGCGTCTTGCTCGGATGTCCCTTCGGCGTCGGCCCCTTCGTCGCGTTCCTGAGCGTTTTGATCGTCGGGCTCTTGGCCTTCGATCCGCTCCGGTTTTCCCTCGTCTCCTCCGTGTTCCCCGTCGCCAGCGGCCTGGCGATCGCGCGCGGGTGCGTCACGTAAGCGCTCCTCATCCCCTTCCTCAGCCCGGCCATCGGCTATTCTCCTCTCACGTTCGGCGAGGCGTTGGTCCTCGCGAGTGGATTGTGTCCTGTCCTGGCCCTCGAATGGGCGCTCGCCGAAGATCGGCTCGGGGCGCGCGGTGGTCGAGGTGAAGCGGCCGGCCTCGTCGCGTGAGCGGTCGGCGACCGGCGCGATTTCGGTGCGGAAGGCGTCGGCGGCTTGATCGAGACCCTCAGGCATTGCGTTTCGCCATCTTGAAATCGGCGACGATGGCGGCGAGCTCTTGGGGGATCGTCTCGATCGCGCGGAGTTCGGCGATGAGGTCGAGCTTGCGCACCTTGTCGCGCGTCGTCTCGCTCATCAATTCGGAGAAGCGGTCCTTGCGCATTTTGAGGATGGCCTCGGTGAAGGCCTTGTCGTCGAGCAGGTCCTTGGCGGCGTCGTGGAGCTCGCGCTTCTGGCTGAGGTCGTTCATTCGAGGGCCCCTCGCGAGCCTCGGGGCAGGCTCTCATGACAGGTCATGAGCCGCCGCCTTGGTTACGGCTCGCGCGGGCGGCCGCGGCGGCCGCGGCGGTTTGCGCCTGCAGGGCGGCGGCCTCGCGCTGTTGATTGATCTTCGCCTGTTCGATGACGAGCTTCGCGGTGAGTTCGCGCTGCTGCATTTCGGCGTCGAGATGCGCCTTGTGGAGGTCCATGCCGACCTTGGCCGCTTCGACGGGATCGACCTGGCCGCGATCGTCCTGGCTGGGCTGGGCCCTGATCTTGGCGCGCTCGACCTCGATCTTCTGCTGGTCGAAGATCGCCTTCTGGCGAAGCTGTTCGTGGCGGAAGGCGTCGTCTTGCGCCTGCTTTTGCTCCTTGAATTGCTGGTCGCCGAGAGCCTGGGCGGTTTCGCTCTTGACCTTCTCGAATTGCGCCTTGGCGGCGACGGTCATCGCGTCGGGCTCTTTCGGCGTCGAGGCGATCGCCTGCAGCACGTCGGGCGAAGGCGTCTTGAAGTAGCGGGAGGGGTTCTTGATGTTCGCGAGAGCCAGCTGGTCGGTAATGGTGTTGAGATATTCCTGAATGGTGACGACGGGGTTGGTCACCCCGAACTGGCTCATGATCATTTCCTGCGTCTGCTTGATCTGCTGCAGCGTCGCCATGCGCACGACGTCCGAGCCTTTGCCGAGCGTGGAGTTGACCTCGACGCCCATGGAGGCGTCGAAGAGGCCGGTGTCGACGTCGATCCACTTGCCGTTGATGCGCAGGGTGCGGCGTTGGTTCGGGGCCTCGGCGACTTCGTTGTAGAGGCCGGTGAAGAGGTCCTTGAAGCCGGTTTCGGCGAGCACGCGGGCGACGAGCTCGATGCGCTCCTGCGCGCCGTTGATGATCGCGTCGACGCCGATCTGGGTCGAGCTCTGCAGCGCCTTGGGGTCGAGGCCCTTGGCGGCGTCGGTGAGGCCGGTGCGGCGCGCGAGCACGTCGTTCAAGAGGTCGAAGACGGGGATCGCCTGTTGGCCGGCGAAGGGGATCGTCGCGAAGCTCACCGCGGCGCGCGGATCGCCGCGGGTGCGGATGACGGCGCCGAGGTCGTCGTTGAGGGCGTCGGCGATATTGGTGACGAGTTCGTTGACGACGGTCTTGGGATTGATCGACTCGGCGAGGCTGTCGAGCACGCCGCGCCACATGTTGGTCTTGATGCGCTGGATGTCTTTGGTCAGGTCGGCCAGGCTGTCGCCGACGATGGTGTGGCTGATCGGATCGCAGCCGAAGACGGCGAACTTGACGCGGTTGGCCGCCTCGTCATGGACGATTTTATGATTTTCGCCCATCGTGCAGATGTAGCGAAGCTCGGCGACCCCACCGCCGTCCTTGTCGATTCTGATGTACCATTCGCCGTAGAGCACGCCGTCGCCGACGCGGGTCGAGTTGGTGCGCCCGGGATTGCGAAGCTGGCTTTCCATGGTGAAGTTCTGGATGTCCTGGCTCTGCAGGAAGTCCATGCAAAGCTCGCGCGGGTAGCCCATGGCGGTGAGCTCGTCGATGACGACGACGCGTTCGTGGCCGGTGATGCGCGAGGTTGAGAAGGAACGCGCGTAGCGGTCGAGGCGCATTTCCTCGGGCGGCACGCCGGCGACTTTGATGAGCGGCTTGTCGACCTGATATTCGAAGGTGACTTCCTCGAAGGTTCCGGCGAGTTCATCGATCGGGCCCTGGCGCACGATGCGCGCGGTCTGGTCTTGCTGGGCGATGATGGCTATTTGCTGGGGGTTGAGGTTGACGAAGGTCTTGCGCCGCGTCTCGTGGTGGTCGTCGGTCCACCATTTGACGAAGCCGGTCTTGACGGTCATCGCGTCTTTGAAGGCTCCGTAGAGGATGAGGAAGCCGGGGTTGTCCTGCCAAAAGACGTAATTGATATATTTGGTTTGCTGGTCGGCGGCGTCGACGTCGGCTTCGGTGCGGGGAACGAGAGTGACGACATTTTCCGAGGCGTCGAACAGGCGGATGAGCGACGGGAGGGTGAGCAGCACGGCGTCGCGCACGTCGGTCGAGACGAATGAGCTCTTGTTGGCGCTTTCCTGGTCGTAGCCGAGGATTTGCTCGTAAGTCGCGTTCGGGTCTTCGATGATTTGGGTGTCGGTGTAGGGTGAACCGTCGGGATTTAAGGCCGGCAGATAGCCGTAATAGTATTTCTGAGCTTCGTCGCGCGCCGGCGCGAGCACCGAGCCTTCATAATCCCGGCTGTCGGCGATCAGCGCCTGGACGAATTGCTCATAAGAGGCGGGGTCGCCGGGATCGTAGGCGTCGACCTGGCCGCCTTCCTTGAAGCTGGCGAAGATGCGTTCAAGCGCCATGATTCAGCCGCAAACCGGCTTTGTTCCGGTCCCGTTCCTGATTTCACGCGGGGCGCAACCGCGCGGTTGCGGTTTCTAGGCTCAAAAATACCGGGTTGGCAACCCGAAGGGCGTTTCATGAGGCCGGGCGAGCCTTCCGGGCGCCTACACCACGCCCCTGATCCTGCGCCGCAACCGGCCTTTGGAGGAGAGGCCGCTGATTTGGGGGAAGGCGGTGGCGAAGGTGCGGAAGGCGTCGGCGCCGTGGCTGTAGGGCTCGGGGCCGTGCACCGGGCGGCCCATCCGGTTGCGGCGGTAGCCGCGCAGCATGGCGAGGCCCTTGCGGGTCCTGACCGCGTCGAAGAAGCACATGCCGAGAAGCCCGCGCGCCGCGGCGATCCCGTCCTCGGGCGAGGCCATCGGGGCGGTGATGATCGGCTCGTCGAGGTGCTGCTCGAGATAGAGGCGGCGCGCCTGGCCCGATGAGATTTCCCGGGTTTCGATGTCGTGGGGCAGGCAATGGCATTTGAAGACGAAGCCGCCCTTATGGGCCTTTTGTCTTAGGTCCTGAGCGTAATAATCGAGGCCTTTACCGTTGTCTTGAATATAGTCGATGAAATGAATTTCCTTGCCGCAGATTTGAAACAGCCAAATGCAACAATAGTCGTGAATTCCCAGGTCCCATGCGGTGATCACCGGGGCGGCCAGGTCGACCGGGACCGACGTGATCCGGCCTTGCTGCGCGAGCTTGTTCAAGGCTTCGCCGTAGTAGGAGCCTTCGACCGGGGCGTCGAACGAGCACTCCATTTCGCGGGCGTACTCTTCCGGGCTCATGTCGGCGACGAGCTCTTCGGCCTCGGGTAACGTCAGCGCGTCTTCGCCGGTCGCGGAAAGCGGGATGATATGGAAGTCCCAGCGGGGATCGTCCTCGTATTTCAGTCTCAGGTGGTTGAAGTGATCGTCGCCGTTCGACGTTCCGCTCACGATCCCGAAGCCGTGGTAGTCGGCGAGGCAGGGGCGCACGACGGTCGAGAACACGGCGGGGTTGAGGAGCGGATATTCGTCGAGGGCGATCCCGTCGAAATACATGCCGCGCATGCGCTCGTAGGCGGCGGACCCGCCGTAGAGCTTGATCACCGCGCCGGTCGGCAGGCGGCAAGCGAGGTCTTTCTCGAGGTAGCGCGTGCCGGGGATCGAGCCGGTATATTGCTTGAGGTAGGCCCAGACGAGGTCTTTCGCCTGGTCGAACGAGGGGCCGACGTAGCCGTACATCGGGGCGGGCCAGCGCCGGCCGTTGCGGCCGGCGGCGCGGATCAGGTGGTTGGCGATCGCGACCGTCTTTCCGGCCCGGCGATGGCAGCACATGAACTGCCAGCGCTTTTGCGAGGCATGGAGAGCGAGAAAGTGCTTGCGCGGCCGATAGGGGATTTCGACTGCGGTTTGAGTCGCGAGTTCGGGCATGGGTTCTCAAGAACGCCCGTCGAAAGACGGGCTATGTCGGGGCCGGCCTCACGAGCTTGAGACGACGCCCGATCCTAGACATTCCTCGCACAGAAGGAAAAACGTCGCCACTTCGAAGCCGCGGCCCCAACAGGTGCGGCAGATCATGCACCGGCCAGCGCTTGCGCGACGTCCTCGAGCTCATGCTCCTTCATGTGGAAATTGCTCTCGACCTCGTTCCACTGGCCGTTCGAGC